CTGTATGATGGTATCACCTTTCACATTGAGTGAATCAATCTTGAGGAACAGGCTATCCGTTTTAGCGTTATTCGTTTCAATGATTTTATACAGCGAATCATTTACATCCTGTAATCTTTTTATAGCAGGATTTGTTACGGGTCTGTTGCAAGTACGCACGCTAACAATCAATGCCAGCGTGAGAATCACAACCGCCATACCAACTAAGAGCTTTGTCTTTTTCCCCATCGTGTAATGTGTAAGTTTTTTGATAGTGGTCTTATCTTGTAGTACACCCCATCCCGTGTGCGGCTATCTCGCATGCCCTGCTCATTCGTATTGCCCTCAATCGTACGCACTGAATACTTAGATACCCTATCGACTATTCCAGTGTGTCCTATGCCCTTAAAACGCTTTCCCTTAAATGAGTTGTAACTAAGTGTCATTACCAAAACATCCTTGTCGCTGAATGCTTGCAAGAACTTTCCATCTGTAAAGATTACATCGTTGCGATTGTACGCAGTAGGTGACCACCCCGTGATAGTGTTAGGTATGCCGCACTCGTTGAGCATTGCCATGACAAAGAAAGAACACCACGCATAGCCGGGTTTCCATCCTTCCTGCTTCATAAGAATCAACAAGGCCTTGTCATTAAAGCCCATATTGTTGCCGCCCTTTTCCTTTACACCAACAAACGCAGCAGAGGTTACCCTTACGCAGTAACCGTCATCAGCATGTGTAAGATATACAGGTATGCAGCAAAGTAGAATGCATATAAGAGCAGGTATAAGACAACCTTTTGCCATGTGGTTAGATAGGTATTTATTTCATACTTGACTTCCTTGTTGTATATCTCCTTTTGCAATGCCCGAAAATTGAATCTGATGCCCAAAAAAACAACGAAGTTGGCAAAGACCATGACCATTGCAGCCAATACAATATACTGGATGTATTCCGTGCTTATAAGTGCATCACCAAAGTAGGCAACGGATACCGTACCCGATATGGCAAACACCAAAAAGGCAAGGGGTATCGACCAGAATCCATCGAATAGTTCAAGCTTATAGCGTAGCTTCTTAAAGTCTACGCCTTCAGGCTTACTTGGTTGTGGGCTTGGCTGCTTCTTTGTTGCCATTGGCACGTAGTTTTAGTGAAAGCTCACGCTCGTACTTGCGCAAACGTTCAGTGTAATCTTGTTTCAGTGTCTTCTTTTCACTCATGGTATGCGATTGATAATGTTACGTGAGTAGGTAGGACGAAAGGACGTGGATGTATTGCCCGTGCTGAACTGGTAGTTGAGCGTATTGGTCACATCTGTTCGTGGTGATCTATCAGGCCATGTAGCAGTTGAGTATTCAGGGAACAAACTTGAGTTTGCACATAGGTAGTCAACGAGCAAAGTGGTGTAGTGTTCTGCGTTCTGCCTTGCACGGTCTATCATATCCTTCATAACCACATCCGACACGGGTACGGTGTCCTCTGATTGACGTTGTACGAGCGTGCCATTGTCCATGCGGTAGCAAAGGTTAGGCGTTACATCCACCATTACCCACCAAAGCAACATCTTTTGAATGTAGTCCTCAAGTAGTATCTGATAGTTGCCCGCAATCGTGTTGTTTGCTACATCGTCCTTAATCTTGTTCAGCAAGTCAGTTCCCAAAAATGGAAGCAGCCACTTATCCTGTGCAAGATATACCGATGGATAGAGAATGTTCGGGTCAACACTACCATTTACGGTGGTGTATTTCTTGATATAGTTTTCTGATATTAAAAGTACTTCTGCCATAGTTGTAATTATTGATTTGCAAATCTTGGATTGTCAGGAAGGAAGCCTTGATTGGGCATATTACGTGGCTCAATAGCTACCATAGGATTATTACGCACTTTATATCCCGCTTTCCTTACTCGTACATCCATTGCTTCTTTAATATTTGGATTGGTCAAGTCTAAACCAAATCCTTTTGCACTGGCAAAGGTCATCTTGCGCCACACGTGGCCACATGCCCCGCCGCCCTTCCAGAGCCAAATGCTGTATTTATCAGCCCCTCGAGGCCCCCATCCTTCATTGACTATTTGCTTGCCCATTTGCATGATATCTTCTTTGCGATATAGTTTGTCGGCAGCAATCATTTTACGGCAAAACTCACGTGAATTAGCTTTAATCTCACCGCTGTATTTGTAACGGGTATAGAACTTTACATCCTCAATGGTTTCATCCTGTGATGACTTCGCATTAGGGCGTGCAGTACCTGTGCTTGTAGTGCCGAAGTTGTGTGCTGCTAAACTTTCATTGTCTGCATCGTCGGTATCATAGTCAACATCATACTCATCAATCAATACCCAGTCTTCGTCTTGGTCTTCACCTAATGCTATCAAGGCATCTGCTACCTTGTTATCATCAAAGTCAGCAGCTACTTTTTTTTTTTCGCCCATCAAGTGTGGCAACGCAGCTGATAATACTGTCTGAACGATGGATGTGATTTGCTCAGTGTTCAACGATGCAGGTGCAGCTTCAACAATCGTTTCAGTAGTCTTTGCCGTTGCTACTTGCTCAATAACCAATGGGGTATTAGGCACAATCTCGAAACTCACACCGGGTAGCTGCCTACTCAATAGTTCTTCAATGCTGTGGTTAATCATAGCCTGATACGGCTCAATCACTTGTTTGTTGAATATCTCAAGACCAACAGCCATTTCGTCTTTGTTTGAACCGAAACCTCCTCCAGTGTCACGGATACCAAAAAGCAGAGGGGTAGTAACACGATGCGCTGTGATAATCTTTTGCTGTGCGGTAGTATCCATGAGTTGATACTGCTTGTCCGCATCATTAACGGGGAATGGTGTAATCTCAGTCTTTGGTTGATCACGTTCATTGAAGAACATCACAACCTTTCCTGCGTTACGTGCGCCACTCATCTTGTTCTCCCAGTCCATCATCATCTGTTGCTTCTGCTCAGGCGTTGCTTGCCCGTTGTAGAAGTTGATGATAGTAGAAGGGAAAAGACCGTTTGAAATTTGGTTGATATGGAAGATTGAAATCTGCTTATCTAACTCAATGTAGTTAATCGCACTCCAGTAATCCGGGCGTGGGTAGGAATCACTACCCGTGTATGTGAAGCACCAATAGATTTGACGTGGTTCCTCGTTACGTGTTAAATAGTTGTATTTGGGTATGAATTCGGGTGTGTTCTTCTTCTTGCGAATGTTGCCCCAATCGTAGCTATGGAAGATACCTATCTCGCTTTCGTCTTCTTGACTGATTGCAATGCGGCACTCTTCAAATGGAATAGCATTTAGCTTGCTTATCACCGTGCGGTCATTACTCCAAATCACTTCGATGAAGAAACCGCCAAACAACTTTAAGTCCTTTGCGCATGCATAGGTCAAAGTGTCTACATTGAGTGCATCGAGTTCCGCCTGATATTGCTCAGACTGGATACCCTTACCTGCAATCATATCACCAATTGCCACAACGAGTGAACCATGCACTGGTGATTCGTGCGATAGGTCACGTAGGTACTGCGGAAAGTCGTTTGCATCTCCATAGTTTACCCACCCTTTGCGGTCTACTTTTTCTGCATCGCTCTTAGCTACGTATTCACTAAGCTTCAAGGATACTATATTCGATTCGTTATGGCTCATATATTATATCGTTTGGTATGGTATTGACAGGTACGTCAAACCAACTTGTATTGTCATTTAAAACAGCATACCCACGCTCCACAATGCCAACAACAGCAGCGTTTGTCGGATTAGTATTACTTGGAGAGTTTTGGCCGTACACTTCATAGCGGTATCTACCCGCCAAAGTTAAGCCAACCGTGGTAATAGTCAGATGTGTTACACGTACCGATTCACTAACAATCGTTGCAACCTGTGCAAGCTTGTTCCCGGTAGTGCTATTCTCTTCGTGTGTGAGAATAATAAGATAGTTTGTGAATGCTGTGCTGTAGTACTGCCGTGCTTCATCTAATGAAAGATACACTTGTTGGTTAGCAGTATTGGTAGTTAAGTAGATCATTAGCCTTTTATTTAAAAAGGGGCAAGTGTAAACCTGCCCCCTTTACAATACAACAAGAACACAAACGGAAACAATTCTTAGTAAGCAGGGCTTACAGTAATACCCGGGAAGTTATCGAAAGGTACTGAAGTGAAAGGCTCAAGGTGTACAGCAGGAGAAAGTTCTTCTGCAATGGTAGTCACCTGATAACCCATAAGGTCTGCTTTCTGCTGTCCTGATTGAACAGTACCAGCGGTAAGCTGTGAACCTTCACCCGCACCAATCAACAAGATTTGGTCATCGTTAGTACGAACAAACACAATCATTTTTGCTTTGGCAACGTTCAAGAATTCGTTACGCATTTCTTGGTTCAACTTACCGAAAGTCCATCCAACTTCTTGTGAAAAGTACAAAGTACCTGTCTCAAGATTTTTGTTTACTGTTTCAATGTAAGAACCTGAGTTACGGAATGGAACGTAACGATAGATAGTTGCAGTAGGCAATCCATCTACTTCGCCATCTGTACCACCATAGGTGATTCCTGATTCAAAGTCTTCGTAGTTAGCAATCAATACTTCCTTAACACCTCCGATACCTTCAAGGCATCCGAGTGTAAAGCCGCTAGTTAATTCACAAGCCATGTTTTATATAGTTTTAAAAGGGGGCTGTTACACC